ATCCTAGCTTCAGGAAACAGCATCACATGGAAGACCTAGAGTACGCACTGCGCATGATACCACCCTCCTACCGGGATTGGGTGGTCCGTAGCGTCAGATCCGGTAGCGCCTCACCAGAACAAGTAGCCGCTAGGTTCTCCATGTCGGACAGTGACCCCGCCTATAAGCTCATCATCCGTGGCTTTGAGCATATTCGTGTTGCTCCGGAGTCATATCTTAATGCAATGATAGAGAAGGTAATGAACTAAGAATAGTTATACTCTAAGTATATATGTCTAATAAGATCAAATCAGTGGATATAATCGAAAAGCCACCGTCAGTACATGTCACTTGCTATGCTTATGGTGATATGCACTCCGCGGTGCTCACCTCTTGGATAGATCTCGCTAATTACTTTGCACAACGTACTCGCTACGCTGCATTGCGTACTATCAGAGAGGATGCGTTGATTAGCAGATCACGTTGTAGAGCCACCAAGTTCTTCTTGGATGATGACAAGGACGTCTGGATCCAGTTAGACCACGACATCCAGTTCGGCACAGCGGACCTGATGATCATGGCAGACCTAGCGCACAAGCACCAAGCTGCGGTGTGCATGCCCTACTCCTGCAGAGCTTTACCCCCTAGGCCAGCCTATCGCACCAAGCCTGAGGCTACTCCATTGGAGTATGAACCCAGCCTCACTCCCATCTTGTTCTTCGCATCTGGTGCCGTAGCGATACCACGCAAGGCTCTGGAGCAATCCCTAGAGATCCTAGCCACAGAAGCCGTGCCGCACCCCTATCGCATCGACTGGGCTAACGACGAGATGGCAGGCATGTTCCCGACACTCTGGCTCCCATTCCTCCTAGAGTGCGATAAGGGTAAGGACTACCTCTCCGAGGACTACGCTGCCTCTGCCCGTCTCACACTCGCTGGGGTTAAGCAGTACATGTACACCCCAATCGAGAAGCTCAGGCACTGGGGTGACTTTAACTTCACGCTCTAACCTATGTTACACAGATACCCATGTGACACAGAGACACAGATACCCAGAGACCCAAGATGTCTGTGTGCTGAATGATATGGGTAAACCAACCAAGGCAGTCTCACAGAACACCCTAGCCAAGCTGGCCAACACGGACCGGAACATGGTTTCTTGGGCCCTACGTGACGATCCACGCTGTCCGAAGGCCCTAGCGGATAAGATCAAGGCTCTGGCCGAAGAACACGACTATAAGGTCACCAATCACCCGGGACAGCATCACAACTCCAAGCTCACCCAAGACATCGCAGATACTGTCGTGGAAGGTGTCCTAACTAACCAACCTCTGGCGAAGATAGCGGACCAGACGGGACTGGCCAACGGAACAGCCTTCAAGCTCATCAGGGGCGTCAAAGTACCGTCGGACTACCCAGAGACCGAAGAGGCGTGGAAGAGTGACGTAATGTCATTCATGGAGGTAGCGATTTGGAAAGGTACTAAACGCTTGGCGCAGACAGGGATGGATGAGATTGATTCGAGGACAGTTCCCATCTCGGTGGCAATCTTGACCGACAAGCTAGGGATTATGAAGGGCCAACCCACGTCAATCCACGCTTCTTTATCGTTAACGGCAAGCCACAGGGACCTGATGAAGGAGCTTGGCACCAAGGGGCAACAGGACGCCGTCGAGGTCGAGACCAACGCTGAGGTGCTTCCGGAAGGCTCCTGACAGCCACTCACAATAGGTATTATATTCAATTGAGAGGATCTGATGCCAAGCATAAGCCAGTATCATCGTGAAGAATCCGAGTCGGTCATACCGGATGCGTCAGGCATAGGGGGGGAGGGGGTCGAGCATTCGGCTGGGCGCTCAACGGTGACGCATTCCCCAATCGGAAAAAACTTTGCAAACCGACCTGCTCGGAAGTGCCTGACCTGCTCCAAGTCGTTCATACCGGACAAGGAGACCAACCGTTTCTGCCGGGAGAAGTGCAACACCGCGTGGTGGAACGAGCAGCCGCAGCATCCGGTGATCCCGAAGGTCCGTGCGGATCATCCCAGAGCCTTGGAGTTACGCGACCAGCGGACGCAGTTGTGCCTGCTGGAGAAGGCTGATCCCTATACCTACGGTTTTGTTCCGGACCACTGGGTGCTGGCGAATGGGGTCTGGGAAGAGTGTTCGGAGCTGCTGATCTCTGGTGGCAACCGGGCTGGGAAGACGCTGTGGGCGGCTAGGCGGGTGGTGGAGACGCTGCTAAGCAAGGAGAACTGCAACGTGCTCTGCTGCCATACGAGCAATGCCACCTCAGTCACGGTACAGCAGCCTGCGATCTACCAATACCTACCGGTGGCCTTGAAGGCTACGAAGAAGGGGAAGATCCACTATCTGAACTACAGCCGGAAGAACGGCTTCACGGATGGCTCCTTCATCCTGCCTAACGGCTCCCGCTGTGACTTCCTCAACTACACGCAGTCTGAGAACACCATCGAAGGCCGTGAGGCTGATCTGATCTGGTGCGACGAGCTGGTGCCGCAGAGCTGGGTAGACACGCTACGGTACCGTTTGGTTACACGTAGGGGTAAGCTGCTGGTGACGCAGACCCCGCTGGAGGGTGTTGCGAGCGTGTACAAGGAGTTCACTGGGGGTGCGGCGATCACGGAGTGGCACAAGGGGCAGATGCTGGCTGGGAAGCAGGGATTGCCCACATGGCCGGTAGGGAAGGCACCTAGGGTGATGCGGCTGGAGAAGCAGAATCGGTCCACGGTGTTCTTCTTCTCCGAGGACAACCCATACAACCCGTGGGACGAGATGAAGTCCAAGCTGGTGGGTGCGCCGATGGGGCAGGTGCTGACTCGAGCGTACGGCTGGGCATCGGACAACATCGGCAAGGCGTTTGCGAGGTTCAGGCCGGAGACGCATTGCATACCTAGAAGCAAGATTCCTGATGGTGGGACCTTGTACATGGTCTGCGACCCGGCGGGTAGCCGTAACTGGTACTGCCTGTGGATGCTGGTCTACGAGGATGGCCGGAAGGTGGTGGTGCGCGAGTTCCCGGACTTCACCGGGTACGGCGAGTGGGCACTGCCGAGTGAGAAGGCGGATGGAAAGCCGGGTCCGGCGCAGACGTTGGAGGCGGGTCGCAGCGTGATCGAGTACCGGCAGTTGTTCCGCATCATCGAGGAGGAGATTGGCCGTGGGGAGCCGGTAATGCGTCTGATTGACCCTAGAGCGGGTGGCAGTCCGGCACTCAGCGAACAGGGTGGGACGACGCTGATTGACCTACTGGCCGAGCCTAGCGATCAGGACGATGGCATGGCGTTCATTCCAGCTCCGGGTGTGCCGGTGGACCAGCGGACTGCTGCGATCAACTCCGACCTGAGTTACGACGCTACGAAGCCGCTCACGTCCTTGAATGAGCCGAGGCTCTACGTGGTGGATGACCTGCACAATCTGATCTGGTGCATGTCAGAGCATACTGGACGTGATGGTCAGAAGGGTGCATCCAAGGATCCGATCGACTGCTTGGGCATGTTGCTTATCTCCAAGATCGAGCATGTGGGTGCCGGTGGGCTGGATAGCTACGGCGGAGGGGGGTATTAGCGTTGCTTTTTAGCCAAAAAGAGACCAAAGGGCTGCAGATGCAATACGCGACGAGTTATAAGACCAGTGGGGATGCAATGGCGCACGTGGGTGACGCGCCTGACGTGGGTGCGCTGAACGAGGAGCTGCGACGTGCGGCAACCGACTTTGGTCTGGGTACGAGGGTAGGTCAGGCTGAGAACACCCGGTACTGCCGCTGGGACGGTCAGAGCGGTGACGGCAAGAAGTGGAATGATAACCAGCCGAACGGGAAGATGGCGTTCCCTTGGGACGGTGCGTCCGATACGCGGATCCCGCTGGCTGACGAGGTGGTGAACGGGCTGGTTGACGTGTGCTCCACGGCCTTCTGGCGCTCGATGCTGCGTGTTGCTCCCACCAACGTGCGGAATCTGGACACCGCGGTGACCGCACACTCGTTGATGGACTGGGTGATGAACCAGAAGCTCTACACGGACATGACCCGTGAGGTGGAGCTGCTGAGTCAGTACCTGTGGACCTATGGTTGGGCTGGAGTTCATGTCTCTTGGCAGCAGGAGATCGGGCAGAAGGAGCAGTACGTCACGGTCGAGCAGCTTATGCAGATCGCGGCGCAGAGTCCTCAAGGCAGCGTGCTGGCGGACCTGCCGAATCTGTTGGCCAATCCGGATGCCACCGACCAGTTGGCCGAGCTGCTCATGGCCGCGTTTCCGAATCTCAAGAAGCGCAAGGCTCTGGAGTGCGTGAAGGACTTGCGTGAGGAGGGTGAGTGCGAGATCTACGTGCCGACGCTGGTGAAGAACTCTCCGAGTGTTGCGGCATTGGCTCCATACGACGAGCTGGCGTTCCCGCCGGAGACGACCGACATCCAGAGTGCGCGTGTGGTTTTCCGACGCTGCTACATGACCGAGATCGAGGTGATGCAGCATGTTGAGACCGACGACTGGGATGAGGAATGGGCCAAGCAGGCGATTGCCACCCGCGGACGGTTCAGCAACTTCTCTGACTACACCTACACCATTGGGCTGACCAACAACGCGGTGTTGGACCGTGAGAACCTGATCGAGGTCGTCTACGCGTATCAGAAAGCCCTCGATGAGGACGGTGTCCCGGGCGTCTACTGCACGGTGTTCTGCCCGCAGGTGGGCAATGCTTGGGGCAAGTTCGAGCTGATCGACTACGAGCACGGTCAGTATCCGTTCATCGTGTGGCGTTCTGAGGTGATCCATCGGAAAATCGTCGAGAGCCGGGGAGTTCCGGAGATCTGCAGCACCTGGCAGAACGAGATCAAGGCCCAGCGTGATTCGATCTTCGACTACACGTCTCTGAACACGATTCCGCCGATTCAAGTTCCGAAGACGAGGGGCGGAAACCTGCGTCTTGGTCCTGCGGTGCAGATTCCGGTGCTGCGTCCGGGCGAGATCTCGTTCATGCAGCCGCCTGCGCGTGAGCCGAGTGTTGCGTTTAACCTCATCGCAGCCATCGAGACTCAGGTGGATCGGTATTTTGGCCGCCCCACCGAGAAGGTTCCGCCTGCGCTCACCCAGATGCGGCAGCAACGGCTGGTCAACAACTGGCTGCACGGCTGGACCGAGGCGTTCCGGCAGGTCTTGAGCCTCACGTTGCAGTACACCGGACCCGAAGAGGTGGCTCGTATCACCGGCAGCAACGTTCCTCTGAGCACGAACGTCCAAGAGTTCGATGTTTCGCTGAAATTCGACGTGAGAGAGCTTCAGACCGACCTCGTGACCGAGAAGCTCAAGGCACTTTCGAGTCTCGTGTTGCCGCTGGATAGCGTTGGCGTGGTGGATCGCACCAAGTTGGTGGGTCTGGCGCTGCGTGCGATTGATCCGACGCTGGCTAACGAGTTGATCATGCAGGCTGGACCGGCCTCGCAGAAGATGTTCGACGAGACCAACGACGAACTCGGCCTTATGAGCCTTGGCAATCCTCCGAAGCTGCGTGAGAACGATCCTACGGCTCAGGCTCGGTTGAACTTCGCTCAGCAGATCCTGCAGGCGAACCCGAAATACCAGCAGCAGGCACAACAGGATCCGTTGTTCCAAGCGAATCTGCAGAAGTACGTGGAGAACCTGCAGTTCAGTGTCCAACAGCAGCAGAACGCGGTCACTGGACGTCTTGGCGTGCAACCCGGAGCGACTCCTCAATGAGAATGACCGACGAACAGCTCAAGATGGCGCTGGGTGGCGTGGGTGAGCATGAGCCGATGCTGCGTGCATTGCGTCAGGTGCTGGGTGAATTGATTGCTGACGAGGTGTCCGCAGCGATCAACTCGGCACTGACTCCAGAGGCTAGGGCGTACAATTGCGGACGTGCGGCTGCTCTATCGGATGCACGCTCGTTCCTCGTGGAGATGGGTCTGAAGCTGGAAGCTCCCCAAGAATAATTGGTTGACGTTAGCGGTAACGTCGTTCATCAGGGCTTCAGCTTTCTGGGTTTAGCGTTAAACCCTGTCGTAGTATGCCCGACTTGCAGGGCCTAAAAAGCATGGAAGCAACACAAACCGGGGAAGCGACACCCCAACAAAACACGGCACAACCGCTCAACCCGCTCCCGCTCGACACGGTGGCGTTGGCGAAACTGTTGGAGACTCGGTTCTCTGAGACTCCGACAAAAGCTGTCGAGGAACCGGAACCAGCCGCTGCGAGTGCAGATGAGCCGGTTGCCGAGGAGTCAGCGTCCGAGA